AAAAGAAGCGCATTGCAAATAGAGTTCACTATTGCTGTAACAAATGAACCCGACGGCATTCCACAATGCTTTTGAATTATTACGCCTCTCAAACTTGAATACGCATGAATCATTTCATCCATCATCACGCGTCTAACTCGAGCGTTTTCTTCTCCGTCATTATACCAGTCATTAATCAAATCCACCGCAGCGCCCATCAATTGTGGGGACAAAAATCCATCCCAGTTTTTATAGTCACCATCCCATCCGTATGGCGAGTTTTGTCTCAATCTATGAAACAACTCTCGCCATTCAGATGAATCAGCGTTTATACCAACTGAATGGAACGAATATACCCTACCTTTGATGAAGGCTGCGTTGAAATCGAGAAAATACATTCTGCCAACAATCGTATAGTCTACCGGTGCCATCATAAATGTGCGCGTATTCCCAGCTTTGATTTTAGCTATGGGCCGCCGCTCATCTTTCAGACAATTCGACCAGATCGTAACATAACGCTTACCAGCTTTATAACTTTGAATTCGTCGTTCGATTTCATTTTTGAGAGTCAAAGATTTTATTGTTGCGTAACCAGATTGCTCATCGATGTTAAAAAGATAAGCTTTTCCACTCTCATTTCCAGGTCTGCTGAACACGTAAGGGATTCCGGGACTAGTTTTCATATCAAGCCGGTCATAGTGATCAATATTAAGTCCATTAATGGCCTCTTCTACTGACAAAATGCCGGGCTCACGAAGAGCTTTAAACTTCATGAATTCTAAGCCCAGATTCTCTTTCGCTGCTGCCACAAAGCCCACAGGGAGAGCGCGATAATACCCTCCATATTTCTTTACTCCTGCGATTAGAGGATCAATTTTAACCTCCAACCTAGGGTCTCTTGGTGACAAAACCGATGGTTCAGTTTCGTGGGGGAACACACTATCGTATAATAATGACGGTACGATATGTGTTTTGTGCGGCTGTACTTGTTTTCGGATAGTATACCGCTCAATCGTAAAATTTCCCACATCTAACGATTGCTCTCGGACATCGATTGATTTCTTAATAAAACTCGATTCATCCAGGTCCTCAGCACTGATTTGATTTGGTAGCTTCTTCCATAGGTTCTCTAGCATCTCGTAAGTTACTAAGGAAACTATGGCTCTCGCCTTATTATGGGTACCAGCACTGTGAATACCTATAATCTTCCTTGGACAGCGCGGATTCAGAGCAATTGACACTCCTCCACATTGACCACGTGATGTACGTGCGGCCACTGTCCAACAATCTCGAACGACAACTTGAGATGGTTCTAAAGTATAGGAGATACGCTTGTCGTTCGCTTTCGTTTCTCCATCATAATAAAATTCACGTCCCTCTATATCTACATTTACATTTGTTGTTAATAAATTAGTCATATATTGTAAATCCGCATCTTTAATTAAAAATTTTCGGTTGTCTTTACCAGTTTTCATTTGGATGCCACAATCGTATAAGGCAACATCTTGCTTTCCACTAATCCAGTTCTTTGGGTCAAATTCAATCATATACTCCTCATCTTTTCGTTTGACAAGAAGATAATCACCAACTTGAATATGGCGGCGAAAATGCTCATTTAACAGCAGAATTTTTCCAAATAAATGAAAAGCATTCTGCTGATACTTGACCCTCGCCACCTCATCTTCATCGAATCGAAGAACCATCACGTAGTACATTCCAGGAAAAATGCGATGATGAATAATGTCATCAGCATTTGGATCAGGTGTTGATTGCTCCTGAGAACGCACTACTTGTGGAAGTGCTTTCGGTTTTACAGCAGCTTTATTTGTTTGACCTCGATAATATTCTTTACCTTCAGCTACTGCAGGGATAGGTTTCCTAACTTTACCTTCCCAATTTTTGAGAAATTCATCTCGTGATCCAACAACGTGTGTTTTAAAGAAAACTGGATCCATCTCTTCTCCATCTCGATCTGAAGCCTCATGAAACTTTTTAACAAATTTCTTAATATCGGCTTCATCAAAATAGTCCTCTGCTTCTGTATCTTCTTCATCCCATCCAGAAAGCAACTTATAACCACCATACACTACACCTATAGTTGTTAAAACTCCTAAAACAGAGGCTGCGATGTAGTGTTCTTTCCAGAAGTCAACAATTCTCCCCATCAAACTTTTCTCATAATTCTCGAGAACTTGTTCCACTTCTATCTCCTCCTCTGCTGTTATCAATTCTGCGCAATGATTGCAGAAAATATCTCTGTCTAGAGCTGATTGAATATACTCATCCCATTCAATAGTTATCCCATTTCTACGGTAATCTATACTCGCCTTCTCTAAACAAGAGTACTTCTGCCCTCTTTCTGTCACTCTCTTATAGCAGATATTTGAAACTCTCTGCGGTGTTGTCAACATCACATCTTTAAAACCCGTTGTTAAATTTGAAATCTTATTTCTCCAAGTTTTCTTCGGAACACTACATTCTGGACCATTAAAAGAGTTACGTAAATCTTCTTCCAAACCTTGTTCCTCCACCGGAAAATTTCCCTCCAAATCACTCATGATATAAATCTGATCATCACTAGTCGATGGAGC